GAGGTAGCGGAAAAGTACATTTTATATATTAAGGATAGAGCGGCGGAGGGTGTGCGCTTGGTGCCTGATGTAGAGGGCTTTTGTAGTTTTGCCGGGATTTCTAGGGAAACCCTTAATAATTGGGAAACTGCCCGCCCTGGTGCGTATTCTGACACAATAAAAAGACTGAAAACCAGTATAGCAGCATTTAAGAAACAACTCGCCTTTGCTGGCAAGATCCCGCCGATCGTATTTGCTACGGACATGAACAACAACCACGGTTATACGCAGGCAGCGCAAAAGATAGATTTAAACGTAGGCAAGCAGGCGGCAGAACTGCCAACGGCGGCAGAGATTGCGCAGCGTTTACCGGTGGAAATGAGCGGAAAAGATCCGGCAGACACGGACGGAGATATAAATATATAGAATTTATGCGGTTTTGCGGTTCGTTTTCTTTTACTTTTACGAACTCCGGCACGTTTCCGGCTGTTCTGGTGTGGCGATCCGGGGACAGGTCCGGCAGCTTATACCCTGGGGCGGGGGTGTAGGGCGGAGCGGATCAGGGGCAACTCACCCCTCTGAGTTCCCGAAAAATTAAAAAGTCGCAAACCACCCCAATCGTAAAATGGCAAAGAACCCCAAAATCGTAAACCACCCAATTTACAATGTAAGTATAAACACGGCATCCGAATAACAAAAGGAAAGTGAGGACTTTACAAAACCACAAAATCCAAAATCGGCGGATGCCTACCGGCATAGAAAGAGAGAAATATGGAACAGAACAAAGAAACAACAACACAGAATAAGCAGAGAGAGGCGGAAGTATGCAGAGAGAAGAAACAGACCGCATGGGACAAATGGAAAGAGGACACACTGCGGAAGTTCAACCGGACTGCATGACAGAGGCATACACCGTAGGAATCTCTGAAACGCATATCAGAAACAATGCAACGGTATTCCGAGTATGGCAGATGATAGAGTGTGGAGAACTTACCAGAGAAGAGGGATTGTACCTCATGGTAAATACGCTTGCGGATGAAAACCATCGTCTGAATCAAATGTGTAATGACCTCATAATGAGGATGCCGTCACGTCTGCTCGTAGAAACAATAACAGGCAAAAATTAAAAATTGGCGGAGGCTTACGCCTCATAGGAGGTAAAACCGGATGAGCAATGAAAACAGCAATTTCAAAAATTCCCCGGAAAATAAAAAGAGGTCTTGGCACAAGGAACCGTGGTATAAAAGGTTGTTCGACAAGATTTTGGTATCGTATTTTCTTCCGTGCAAGCATGAGTGGGAAGTGTTGGAAGTCCTCTGGACGCTACCTGATTACGGCGGATTTAAGTACGAGGTATGCAAATGCGGGTGTAAGAAATGCGGAGAGATAAGAATTGAGAATTTTTTAGTGTGAAATGTGGAGGTAGAGAGATGGTAAAGACGGTTGTTGCGGTTATCGTAGGGTTAGTTTTGCTCAATACAGCGTGGTTTGTATTGAAAATTGCGATTCTGATAGTGGCAGAGAGAAGAGAATACGAAAAATACAGATACAAAAGCCCTTATCAGTCTCCACACAGAGAGGCTTTTATCATGGAGTGCTCAGACCCGAATAGCAGTCCATACGCAAGGCAGTTGGATAAGTGCATCAAAAAGATGGATAGGGAACAGAAACGCATAGCGAAAATCAAATTGAAATCAGACAAGAAACTATCGAATATGAGCATTTAGAGAATTTTGACGTATCGGAGGATGTGCGTAATGGATAGACCGGTAGAAATCACAAGAAGCTACTCAGAGTGCAAATTCTGTAATGATATTGCTGATATGTGTAATGAGGTACCAGATTGTGCTCACTGCAAAAGCAAAAAAGGAACATGGATAGATACAATCACGAGCCTGCTTGGCACAAAAGCGGTTGTCATTCTGGAAGATGGCAAAGTGGAGATATATCCACTGGATAGACTTAAAGTTATCACAAAGAGGGAGAGATAATGAAAATTATTGAAGAAATTGGCGAAGCTGCAATGTTGGAACAGCTTGCCGAGGAATGTACTGAACTGGCAAAGGCGGCTCTCAAAATGGCAAGGATTATCCGCAAAGAGAATCCGACACCGGTTACTGAGAAAGAAGCCATTGCCAATATCAGAGAGGAATACACAGATGTCGTGCAGTGTGCCGGAGAACTTTCACTTACGGTTGATGAGAAACAGATGGCACGAAAACATGAGAGATGGGAGAAAAGAGTGAGGGATAGAGAATGATACCATTCAGACATTGCATAAGGGAACCGCACGGATCAGCAGTGAAATTTGAGATACTGGTAGCAACACAGAATGAGTTTCAGGTACGTTACCCAGATTACGATTATATCAAAATGGGAGCCGGACCGTCAGTGATGTATAACAGAGAACAATTACTGTGTTTCCTACTGGCATATGACAAGGCAGAGTGCCTTGAATTTATGGAAAAACTGTATCATCACATAGGATGGTCTACTGAAAAGCTGCATGAGAATCCGGCGTTTGCCGAAGTGATAAAGGAGAAAGAGACATGATAGCACGTTTCTTACAGAATATTGTCGTAAATGACATTGAGAAGAATATGGAAATGAATATTGATAAGGGCGAAGAACTCTTTGCCATCGACAGAGGAACCCATTATGAGCTGAGAAAGGCTGACGGATGGGGAACTATGGCTCCGAAAGAGTGCGAGGGCGAATATTATGAGATCATCAAAGAATAAAAATCCGTGTTTTGATTGCCTTGCATCAGAAAAAGAAAATGAGGAAGTGTGCAAGACCATACGGGCGATGCTGAATAAAAGCAATAGCGTACAGGTGGAAATGAAAGATCCGGGCAGCATAGGAACATTAACCATAGGGGATTGCACATATAATGTTTATCTTGGAAACACAACACTGAATAAATTGCGGTGTTTGCCTGATAAGGATGTGTATAAACGTGTATTCACACTGATAGAGGCGTAGGGGGGAATATGGATGGAAAATGAGACCAAACCACAGCTCTTTATCATGGATGAACGGCTCGGAGACCCCATACCGCTTGCGGAAATTAAGGAAATATCTGAGCCTACACTGGATGAAGAGTATGATATGCCGGATATTTCTCATCTGAAAGATGGATTTGAAATACCTTTTGAAGTGAAAATGAAGAAATCTGCCATAAACAAACTGTTTCAACCGTGCTTTGGCAGAGAACCGTACGGAAATCTCAAAAAATGCGCCAAGTGCATACTGAAAAAGGACTGCGTTGTGGCGAAAATCGAGAACAATTTCAACATGAGATTAAGGGCATACCACCCTTGATAATAAATCACAAGGAGGACACCAATGGAAGAGAAAGAAAAGAAACCGTGGAGACCGCCAGAAGCGGCACAGTTACCCGATCCGATAGCGTTTGCCATGCAGGGTTTTGAACGCTTTGGATTACCGAAAGAACGGCTGATACCACCATTACAAACATTTGACAGAGTGAGGCAACACTCGGCATTTACCGAAAACCGATGGTGGGAAAATGCAAGACAGGTAACGGCAACAACATCGGCAGAACAGTGGCGGAGAGTGAGCATCGAAAGAGCACGCTGCCTCGGAGAACCATGGCCGGATTTTGATGATATACCGGTTGCGAGTATCGCAGAGGATTTTTCACAGAAATGTCAAAATGCCACAATCGGATTATTAAGAGATCAGGTAATAGCATCATGCACTATTCCGGGAGAAACATTGTTTGGAGACATTTTTAACCAGTTAGGTATTAAGGAGGACAATATGGATAGAAGCTTAGCAGACAAGAAATTTAAGAAAGTAACTATCGAGTGCGAGGACGGCACGACTTACGCTGGAAAGATCAATCATGTATGTGGTAGCCCGTATCGTTGGGATAAACTTTGTGTAGAAGCAATGGTTGAGGACAAGCCTATTGGAGCATACGGTATCGAGAAAGTCCTGTTCCAGAATCCGGCAACAATCGTGTTCTGGTCTGACGGAACAAAGACGGTTGTAAACTGCATGGATAATGTGGAAATCAAGAAAAAGGTTGTTGATGGCAAGGAAGTAACCATTCGTAAGCCTAAAAAGGCTGATACCTATTCCGAGGAAGCCGGTCTGGCTATGGCTATCGTGAAGAAATGGGCCGGCAACAACGGAAATTACAACAATATCTTCCGTGAGTTCATTCCTGAGATGGCGCAGGCTGAAAAAGAGGCAAAGAAAGCTGCCAAGAAAGCTAAAAAGGCGCAGAAATCGGAGGAATAACCAATGACGCTGAGGGAATTTGCCAAGGGATATGACGGCAACATTATGCTGAAAGCATTTGAGAACGAGAAATCAACAACTCCGACAGCAATTATGATGACTCAGATTACGGATTCTATCAAGGATGAGGTTCTTGACAAAGAAGTATACAGCTACACAATGGTTTGCGCTTCACTGTTTGAACGGTATCTGAGAGTGAATTTTGAAGCTGTGCCGGAGATCCCAAACGAAACGGAGGGAACTGAATGAGAAAGATATTTTTTGACACAGAGTTTACCGGTCTGCATCAGAACACAACACTCATAAGCATCGGACTGGTTTCTGATGAGGGCGAAAGATTTTATGCGGAGCTGACCGATTACGATGAGACGCAGTGCGATGATTGGATTACCAAGAATGTGCTGGATCATCTGCTCCTGAGCGGCAACACGGAGCTGGAAAAGGAACTGGAAGAGGATGAGCTTACGACAAGAGTAATCGGCAACAGGGACGATGTGAGAACAGAATTGCTTAATTGGCTTGATGGTTTCGGAGATGATATTCAGTTTGTCTCTGATGTGTGCCATTACGATATGGTTTTATTATGCGAACTGATTGCAGACGGGGCTATGTTGCTGCCGGAGTACATCAATCCGTTTTGCCACGATCTCTGCCAGGACATTTCAATGATTCTGGATATTTCAGAAAAGGCAGCTTTTGACATTTCGAGAGAACAGCTCCTTACAGACAGAGGAATTGATTTGCCGAAAGGTCAAAAACACAATGCACTCTACGATGCGGAAGTTATCAAAGCGATATATGAGGACTTTTTCTCCGTGGG